AACTCTTCTTCTTGTGTTTCTAGATTTCTACCTGACTTAATAACATAGTACTCATTATAACCTTTCATACCTTTTGTAGTAAAGCACTTATTTTTTCTGTACTCTTTGTTAGCATCAGTATAAAACTCTCTGTACTCTTCAGTCCAAGTATCATCATCGTTATTGACTTCAGTATAAACTCTAGCCATGATGTTTTTCCACTCATGAGAACCATTTGTAATAAAGAAACCGATGGTTGTAGCGTTATGTGTTTTTTGCATATCTTCAAGTAAAGCATTTGTAAGTCCTCTTCTAGGATTTTTTGCTTCAATACATCTTCCATCTTGATAGAACTTAACATCGCCTGAGTACCATCTTGCACCTTTAGTTCTTTTTATATCTGTGTTTTCGTAATCAGTCCATGGGCTACTTCCATTTGTATCGCCATCAGTTATGAGAACAAAATTCATTTTATCGACACCATGCTTTTGCTTAAACTCTTTGATTAAAGTATTACTTACATTAAGTGCTTGGTTAAGAGGTGTTGAACCATACTCTTCAGAACGTCCAGTGATATGCCTATCATCGCTCCAGTATCCTGGTGAATTCATTTCTCTTCTAACAAAGCAATGATATAAAGCTGCTTCAAAATCAGCTTTCTTTAATGATGAACTTAAAATTTGTGGCATTGATAAATTATCAGTATTCATTTCACCATCAACTTTTTTCCATTCAACGTTATTGTTTGTTGTAAATCCATAGATGTCAAATGGAATATTGACTGCTTTACAAAATAATCCAAGGTGAACTACTTGGTCAAGAACATTACCCATTGTACCATGCATAGAACCTGAGTAATCTATCATTCCAATAAGACCATGATTTTTAGCATCTGCTAATCTTGTGACTCTGGCAAATATATCATCATCAGTTTTATATGACCATAGTTTATTTACGTTGATTGAACCTGTTCTAGCTGTTTGAGCTCTTGTCCATCTAAAGGCTGCTTTTCTTTGCTCAAATTCTTTGACTGCAAAGTTAACTGACCTTTTAGCGTTTGCCAAATACTCTTTGAACTCAGCTTCATAAGATTCGTATGGCCTTTCCATATAATCACCATACGTATGTATTCTTTTCTTTCTTTCAAGAGCTAAATCTTTGTAGTTAACAATAGCATTTCTAACATTTTGTTTTGAAAAACCTTTTATAACTGTATTTTTAGCTACTCCATCTTCATCGACATCTAAAAGGTTTCTTTCATTTTGTCTGAAAGCTTCATCAGTTTCAGCTACATCTTCATCAACCTCTTGTTTAGAGTCCTCCGCAGATGGCGTCTCTTCATCGTCGCTTCTTGAGCTAATATCAGTGTCCTCTTTGCGATCGTCAGAGTCCTCGCCATCCGCAGATTCCTGTTCGGTTTGTTCTTGCTCAGGTGTTTCATAATCATCATGGCCACTTGAACTTGGACCATCACCTGATTCGTCTTTGTCACCATCCATTTTTATATCAGATTCATTTGATGGTGGAGGTGTAATTAATTCTGGTGTGTTATCTTTTGTATAAGCCAATATGTCTTTTACCACTTGGATTACATCAGCAAATGTATCAGTATTCATAGTAGCGTTATATAGTGCTTCTTCTTCAGGATTAAATGGAATATTAAGGTGAGCACCAACCTTTGCTTTTAGATTGATTTTATCTATAAGCTTCATATTATTGAAATCATGGTCCTTTCCAAAGAAGCCATCTTCAAATAATTTTTTGTATCCTCTAGAAAAAGGACCAACTAAACCAACATATCTTGATTTGATTTTTCTTTCGATACGAGCATCTTCCACTACATTAATATATGTACGTGGACAACCTTCCAATTTTTCAGGAGAGTCATGCCAACCTTCGAATGGTGTTTCCAATGCGTGACCAACTTCATGTCCAATCAACAAATCGGAAACATCCTTTCCATTATCAACCCATTGTGGCAGACCAAGAACTCTGTTCTTGATATCAAACCACGCTGTTTCATAATTACCATGTTGAACTGAGATATTCTCAGTTGCTAGTAATTTTGCTAATATTGATTTTTGACTCATTAAGCTACCTGTTTTCTGAAGCTAGACTTTCTTGCTTCTCTAATTTCTTTTCTCATACCACCGGCGAAATTCCATCCATTGAAATCACCGCCTGATTCGATTCCAAAATCTCTACTGTTAAGAACTAACTTGTAGTATCTAGGACCATCAACTAACTCGTAACGTTTTCCATTTTCAACTTTGGATGTAATCCAAAATTTGTTATACGCGCCTTGTACAGGCAATAAATTATAACCTAAACCTTTCACAAAGTTTACGATTTTATCTTGGTTATAAGTACCCTCTGCTTGAGATGGGATTTGTAATATGACATTATATTTCATTTAAACTCCTTAATTTTTAAATTTATATGTCTATTATACACCGTTTTTCTGCAAAAGTACACTGTTTTTTTAAAAGTTTACACAATTGTTACGTTCCTGTAACGTTCCTGTAACGTTTCTCGGGTCAACGTATCTTCGAGAAGTTATTTTTCTTAAAAAACTCAATACGGGAACGAAACTTATCCTGTAGAACATCACCTTTATGTGATATAATAAAGACGTTTGTATCTTCGTCCATGGTTCCAAGTATCTTAGTCAGATTATCCACGCCATCCACATCTAAACTTGAATCAAAGGTCTCATCAAGAACCAATAGATTTGTTGATGCTGAATTTTTCATCTTAGCAATATGTCTCCAAGTAAAGAGTAAAGCTAAATCGATTCTTTGTTTCTCACCTTCAGAGAACGATGCATAGTTAAAAGAGTCTCTATGTCTTGACCGAATGGTCTCATTGAAGTTCTCATCCAAATGAAATGATACAAAGAAATCCAGTATCTGTAGATAATGATTAATTAATCTGTTCATAACTGGCAAGTACTGTTTGATTACTTTGGTCTTAATACCAGTATCTTTTAGCATCTCACCAATCACTTCATTATAAGTTCTTTCTTCTACGAACTCTAATTTCTTCTCAGTTAGTTTATCTTTCTTTTTAGTTAACCAAGTTCTAGATTTTTTAGCTTTGGATACATCACCAGTTGCACCCATCAATCCATCAATCTCTTTTTGTATTTTAGTTATCTCAGTTTGATGTAAACTAATCGCATCATTATTACTATTTATCTTTTGTTGTTTTTGACGAAGCTGGTTGAGTAAATCAGCATTCTCTCTTTGTGATGCTTTGAGTTGACTTATAGATTTCTTTAAATCTTCTTTTGCTTGTTGTAGCTCAGATGCCTTTTCCTTGATAACTGATTGTTTACTATCTTTTATATCCTGGCCAATATCCTGGTCACAAGTTGGACAAGTATCATTCTCTTCATAGAACCTTGACTCTTTAACTAAATCTTTTATCTTTCCATTATAAGTATAATCATATCCTTCAAGGGTAGACATTTTTTTAGTTTGCTGCATTTGGTCCTTCTCAGAACTTTGAATTGCTACTGTCAAACCACGACCTAATTTTTTAGACTCTTCAAATAGTTTACTAATCTCTTCTTTATGAGTTTCAATACTATCTCTTTTCTTTTCTATTTGGTCATCATTCAGCTCTTGTAAATCTTTTATATATTTCTCAGCTGCTTCTATTTTAGTTTTAGTAATATCAAGGTTATGGTCAATATCAACTAACTCATCTCTTATTTTAATATTTCTTTCCTTCAATAAAATATTCATCTTAGTAAAGATGTTTATGTCCAATAAATCTTCTATGACATGCCTACGAGTCCATGCTGGAAGTTGCATAAATGGAATGAAACTTGACGAACCTAAAACCACTACCTGATGGAACGATTTATGGTCTAGTTTCAGAATATTTTGTTCAAGGAACTTTTGATAATCCCTTACATTACTGGCTTGGTTAATCATATTACCATTTTGCCATATCTCAAATTTGTTAGGTTTAATACCTCTTACAATTTTAAAATCAACTTGGCCAATAGCAAACTCAACTTCTACCAAAGAATTCTTATCGTTAATTGAATTAATTAATTGACCCTTCTTTATATCTCTATGTGGTTTACCAAACAATCCAAAAGATAAAGCATCCAATAGTGTAGATTTACCTGCACCATTTTGGCCTACGATTAAAGTTGTTGGTGATTTCTCAAGATTGATTGATATCGGATCGTTTCCTGTGGAAAGAAAGTTCTTCCACGTACATGATTTAAAATGTATCATAATACCTCTAAGTTCTGTGCTTCAGTATATAATTTTCTCAATTCGACTTTTAGATGTTCTTTATCTAAATCAGTTTCCACTGCTTCGACATATGTATCTAAGAGTTGTGTTGTATCCTCAAGAGATATTTTGTCATCTTCGACATTCTCTCCAATATACTCTTCAAAACTCTCAGCTATCTTAAGTTCGTAAGTATCAATACTTTGCAATCTATCTACAAACTTATCAAACATATATAAGTCATTTTTATTTATAACGATTAGCTTTATAAACTTTTTACTATATTGACTTACATCAATTTTATCATAATCAGTTTTACTATCATCGTATATAACTTTCTTAAACATTGTGATTGGATTTCTTATTGCCTCAATATTTCTAGTTTCAGTATCTAGTACATGGAAATATTTAGGGTCATCAACATCAGCCCATGTAAATTCCATTTGTGAACCAAGATAATGTACATTTCCTTTTGTTGATTTAGTATGGAAATGACCTGATAGAACCATTTCAAATCTAGAGAAAACATCAGCACTCATACCATGTGGGTTAGTTTGACCTGGCATCATATCAAAACCTTTTAGTTCTAAATGAGCTCCAAGTATAGGTGCCCCACAATTTTTTGACCACTCAGTATACTCTTGATAATTACTATTGTTTATCCACGGTATAACAGCAACTTTACAACCATCATAATCTAAAACAGTTGGTTCCATACAGATATTAACATTAGATGTAAAGTGTCCGAGAAGCTCTTTGAGAGAACATAGCTCGTTAGTGTTCTTGAAATATACATCATGGTTTCCGGGTATAATATCCATAGTAATACCAAGATCGCGCATAGGTTCAAGGAAATGCTTCCGGTTAGAATTGAGCGCCTTGAAATTGACAAATTTCCTATGTTCGTAATAATCTCCGAGATGTAATATTTGAGTAATTCCATGTTCTTTTAGATAAGGAAAAAATACTTCGGTATAAAATCTATCTTGGTACTGTAAAAAAATATCACTAGAGTTCCTGACACCGCAATGAGTATCATTTAATATAGCTACTTTCATTTATAGAATAACTCCAATTTTGCTTTTGCTTTTTCTTTTACTTTTTCTTCTTTGGCAAAATCTTTGATAGCTTTATCTTTCTTTCTAACTTCACCAATTCTAGCTTTGAGTGTATCAACATACGCCATTGTTTCAGCGGCTGTTTCACCATCCATTCCAGCTTGTACAAAATCATCTATACCCATTTTCTCAATGAATTTAAATTTAATATCTTGTTGTTTCTTTTCCTTCATTATTCTACGTATAAATGCATAATAACATATTTGTGTAAAATAAGAAAAGGCGTTTGGTTTACCAGTCCTTGTTGCCGTTTCAATTTTATAATTACCAATAGCTCTTAAGCAATTCTCTACAGCATCCATAACCATTTCTTCTCTATAAGTATATCGAACAAAGTTTGGACGGTGGGATAATCCTTCTGCTATTTTAATAAAACATCGGGCGATGTAGTCTGTGACTTTTGGTATAGTGTTATCTTTGGCTTTTGCTTCATGGACCGCGACTGCGTAATCCATCACTGCCTGAGAAAACTCTTTATTGTTTACGTAATGTGCCTTGTTTTTGGCCATAAGTATTCCTCCATAATTAATCTATTATATCACATTTCTGCGTATTTGTAAACAGTAAAATAATTAAAAAAACAGTGTACAAATGCCAGTTTTTATGATATAATAATATAGTATCCCGGAGGGAAGGAATATACGAGATTAGTGTATTACCTTTTTCTCGATATCTTCTTCAGGTTCCAGGTACTGTTTCTCTTCATCGTATCTATCAAGCAAAGTCTGTTCCAATTCTTCCATAATCTGTTCGTTGGAACGAGGCTTCTTAATAGGTACTCTCTTTTCATCTATTTTCAATGCATACTCTACATAGACACCTTTAACATCTTCGGCAACCATTACATGATTGACAATATGTTCTTTCATTATCTTAAAGGTTTTATTCTCAGATAAGGCAAACCAAGGTGAAAGTTGAAATCCACCTAGAATGTTATTAGAAACGGAAAATGGTCTTTCGACCAAATATGAATCATCGTTTTTCACTGCTACGAGTCCAATGATTTCATCTCCATTTACTAATTTAAAGTGTCGTATATTTAGTTTATCCATATTATATATTTATATCATTTAAGTTATAATCGAACTTTTCCTTAGAATATATTTTAATTCTTTCAGCTGCATGGTTCAATGTATAGTTCTTTCTAGATTTCCAATGCAAATCATCTGCGATATCAAATACTTTTGTATTCCTACCATCAGGTGATTTCCTTAAACCACGTCCAATGCTTTGTAGTACTCGTATCTGCGATTTACTAGGCGAAGCAAAGATAATATTATGTAGCTTACGGATATTGATACCAGTAGAAAAAGTACCAATGGAAGCGACAATAATAGCATCGTCTTCTGTTTCAGTAATAGCACGAGTCTGCTCTCGAGTATCGACGTCAGTTTCTCCCGAAACATAGAATAGTTTTCTTTTATCATCTATTTTCTCCTTCAATAAATTATGCAAAGGCTTTCCATGTTTCTCAACGTAATTAAATAATACTAATGTATTACCTTTTAGCCTTAGTGCAAGTTCAGTTATAAAATCGTTTCTTGGTTCGTATCCAACTATAAAATCTAACTCGTCCTGATACTTTCTATTTTCTTTACAGAATTCATCTTTATATTTTAAAAGTATCACATCAATACTGAGTTTAGCCAATGTATCTTTATCCATCAATTCTTTTGTGGTAGTCACTTTATGCACCGGGCCAAACAAACCTTCCAATACTAATTG